GTCATTAGCCGCGCGGATGGGCGGAGCGCTGTCGACAGGAACCGTAAGGGTCGGAATATTTCCGAGCGGATTTGCTCGGTCACCGAAACCACTGGTAATCTTCAGCGAGTCATCGAATGTGTGATACACCGATAACTGTGGGGTGTGGAGCTCGACTTCGTAATCGAGATACAACTCACCTACCGTCACTGCCGCAGCAGCGAAACCTTGTGTGCAGACGAAGAGGCGTCCCACGTCATAGGTCTTGATGTCCAAGTTCGGGAGCAGCGCATTGGAGCGCACGAACTTCTGACCAGTCTTCTGTAGGTCAGCCCGATCAGCATTGAACTGAGCCCGATTCCACGCAGCCGAACGAACGGCGTTGTGGTATCCGAGCAGTTTCTGCTTACTAGGGGGAGCCGGATCGGCTGCATCGTAGTCGATGGCCATCATCAAGGTACCAATTGTCGCGGTGCCACAGCACGTTTCATACTGGACCGTCAGACGACGAAACCTATATGACTCATAGTTCTGAGCCAGGCGACTCAACCAAGGAAAGGTCGAATCGATGCCCGGGTTCAGGTTCAGAGCCACACAGGCGAAGTCAGGTCCAGTGACATTCACGTCTTGGAGATACTCGCGGTGCCTCACAACTACCATGCCGTCAGTCGCAGTCTGCGAGACGTTGAGCTTAGGCTCGCGTGTATAGTTGTTTCGGGACACGCCGGCTCCCACCGAAGTGGTGGTGTCAGCGTTACCGATCAGGTTGCGGCGCACAGCCTTCGGAACCTTCGCGCCCACGGGCGCGCGCTTTCCGTTCGTTTTCTTCTTGTTTGAAGTCATTGCGTAAATATGGGATCCGCGACGCAAGGCGCGGACTCTATGTCTGTGCACAACCTCCATCCCGCTCAACCTCCGCAGAGGGCCAGGGACAACCTTCAAAACCGTTTCGCACTGGGCCAAGGCCACAGGAAGGACGATGTGAAGGTCGGGTCAGCAAGGCTGACTATTCAGGAGGAAGATCCGTAGAGTCTCTCGGCATTTTGATTAGCACGGAAGTATTAAGTCATCGAGAGAAATCTTTGACACCGTTTTGGTCAATTGCATGCACAAACCCCATTGTATGGAGCTACCAGCGCCGAAATGCGTTGCTTAGCATCGAGACGACTGGAAAGGTCAACACGAGCGGGAAGAGCACCCAGGGGCGGAACAAAGCTACCCAAACCACGGCTTGAGCGCCGATAGCGGGCAGAAGAGTACGCCTCCAGGGACTCGTCGCACATGGGGGAGTAGCGGCTATTCAGCCTAACGCGAACCGCACGGTTCTCCATAACCACCGGAGGGCAGGGGAGATAAACCGACGGGGCGAACTGACGCCACCGCTCCATCATGAGTAGTCTGGACTCCAGGTTACTCGTCATCTCTTGTTCCCAGAGCTCGGGCACGTAAGGGTCACGCGACAGAACAACGCTGACGCGCGGAATCTCAAGTGGGCTCTCGTGGTACAGGCCCTCACGCCGCAGTCGAAACAGCGTCGTAGAGGGCTCGTTCACACACTGAGCAGCGAAAATCCGCTGCTGCCGGGTAACCTTAACCGGCAGACCACTAGGAAAACCCAAACCACCGAGATGGGCTGGCAGGAACCAGTTCGGACGAAGCCGACCCTCTGGCTCTGGAAAACGACTCAGGCTTAGGGCGATCGTGTTCCGATACTCCGGACAGAACTGGGAAAGGCGAGAAATTTCTGCCCCCAGCGCCACCGGAGTCATACACGACTTCTCACCTCCGTCCTTGATGTTCGTGCCTAGAATAAGCTTCTGAGACAGGTACCCCTCCCGGACCACCACGGGTCCAGAGGTCCTGAATAGCTGCGAATTCATCTGGCACATGACAGCAGACAGATAGTCCTTGCCGGGGCTTAGCGTAAAGCCCATACGGCGTGCTGCCTCATCAAAGCAGGAGGAGAACTCCTCACTAGCCTTAAAGATAATGTCGTCTCCATTTATGATCACCTGCTCCTGGGCCACCAGCATCTCTTGCTGGCGGTGCTCAAGGTCATAGGTAGACCAATCTGCCGCGTCCAGGTATAGACGCTGAGCAAGACGATACGTGGCAAGGTTGATAACACAGAGCAAAGGAAATGAGAGGACGTGGCCCATAAGCTGTCCGTTCCGCTGGTCAAGCACCAGCTCCGAACGCACAACCTGTCGGCCTTTCCCTTCACCTACCGCAACTGCAGGATACGTAATTTTTCCTGGCAGCAGCGAATATCTGACCGTTTCACCAACAGCGGCAGGCAGCCCGAGGGACGCCAGCATCGAGACACGCTTGGAAAGCGTATCCGTAGCACTAGAGAAATCACCAGAACGCCAGAGAGCGAATGGTGACTCATCGTGCAACTGTTGGATCCGCGGAAGCAGATCATCTCCGCGCATGGTGCTGTACTGAGAATTCTTCCAGCACCTCAACATACCACCCTGGATGGGTTGCAAGTTCGTGTAGAGGTCGCCGTGACCCAGTGAGAGAATGCGAAACTTCCCCGGCTCGGCCAGGCAGGAAACTCGCACCGCTAACAGGTCAGAATCCGAGATCGAATAGATCCGGGACGACTGTCTCGAGAACTCCCTGACACGATGGTCATGGAACTCCCGCAGGCTCTCTGCGAGACGACCGCTGACAGTGAAGTCGCGTCGCTCCAGGAACCTCTCTACACAAACACCCGTACCACCGTCCTTACGCTTAGAGCTCATGCACGCAGAGCCAGACGGGGTGTACTTCTCGGTAAGCCCGAAACCGCTGAAGACCTCAATGCTTGCAGCTCGGAGACACTCGTCACGCACAGGGTCATCCACCTCCGGCCTCGCATCGCAAATAAATCGACGATGCTTATCCAGTGCAGCGACTTTGCACGTGACGGGCAGCTCAGGCCAAGACTGCTTCGAGCCTTTCTGTAGTGAATACACGAACCGAAGTTTCTGTTTCACCACTGCTCGGGAAGTCATGCGGCCCAGGATACCTGGGTACAAAGGCAGAGAATCATACTCTGCACTATACGGGAAGGGCTTCAAGTCCCTTCCACACTCCGCCATCAGTTTATCGTTATGGTACTTCACATAGGATTGTTCACGTTCCACTTCCAGGGACGAGATTCTACGTGCCATGACGACAAAACTGCGCGAAATGCGGCGGAACTGCAAGTCTGACCGACGAGGCCAGAACGAGCAGAACACAAGAACGAGAGAGCGAACTATTGCTTCCGTTGACACACGCTTTGTTTCTTTTTTGACCATCTCCATGATGGCATTAACAGGACCAGCTACGTTGATCGGAGGACCAGTCGCAGCTTCGGCTGTGGCGAAAGTTTCTTCTCTCGTACCACACCCAATGCCCT